CATATATTCATCATATAAAATTGTCAACAAATATGCATAAAATGCAATTTGGGTCGCAGAGACCCGTCATGGTTGGACGTGGAACCAAGCCCGCTAAGGCAGGCTCGGCACGCCGGGTGGCCGCTGAGGGACCGGAGAACGGAACCTTCGCGCGCTACGACTCGGATGTCAGGTTCACGAACATCACCCCGACCGTCAACGTGTGCCGTGTGAAGGACGACGACTCTCAGGTCGGAGTCGCCAAGGGCATGTTGATGGGAGGAGTCCCCGTAGTCGTGCCAAAGAACGACGCAGGGGCCACTGCACACGCCATGAAAAAGCGTTGTGACCATAAACCTGTGCTCCCTGAGAAGGAGCGGTTTGATCTGGGTCACCGCATCATCATGGGCAAAGTGCCCGTTATGCCTACTATAGTCATAACGCGCGAGGATTTCGAGGCGTACGTGTCGACGTACACCCCGGAAAAAGCTGCTAGGCTCCTGGCCGCGGTGAATGCACCGCAGCTGAACTACGAGGGCGAACGGTCAATGGTGTTCGCGAAGCAGGAGGTCCTTCTCAAGGACCACGGTGCGCAGCCCCGTGTCATCTATCAACAGACTGACATGCATAACGCGCTGGCAGGTGTGATTTGTGTGGAGCTTAATCGCCGCATGAAGAGCATCTTCTCAAAAGCTAACCCCCTAAACACAGGTAACGTCATGCTGTACGCCTGTGGTCTCCATAACGAGGAGATTGGGGATATACTTGAGGGAGCACCGGGCGTTGTCATTGAGAACGACATGCGCAACAATGACGGGTCGCAGAGCGCGCATTTTCGCCGGAGTGAGGCGATGATGTACGCGAAGTTAGGGGCCCCCGCGTGGTTTGTTCGCGAGTTTGCGCGCAACACCGAGGTAAAAGTGTGGACGAGATTTGGTATCACGTCTACTGTCAAGGGTCAGATGTGGTCGGGGAGGAACAACACCACAACTGGCAATAGTTACGTCGGTATGGCAGTGATGTCGGCCTGTCTCGAGGAGGCTGGCATCAAGCAAAGCGTGAACATCCACGGCGGGGATGATTACCTCGGGATCGTGCCGGACGGGCAACAGGATGGCTTCAAGGCCGCGATAGAGAAGGTCGTCCCACTGGTTGGGATGGAGCCTGAAGTCGTCATTCCCCGTACCCGGCAACACGCAACGTTTTATCGTAAACGTTACGTCAGGTCAATGGGGCGGACCCGAGGAGTCCCGATGTTCGGACGCGTACTGTCCAAGATCAACCTTCGCGCTAACCAGAACGCGAAGGTTGGTGATCGTGAGTACATGGCCGGCAAGTACTTGTCGGCTGCGTATGAGCACCGGTACGTGCCGGTAATTGGTGGTTTGCTCAGGAGTGTGAGCGAGATGATGTCCCCCCGTCCGTATATCGATGCGGACACTAATCGCAAGACCGGGGGGTTGTCTGCCGAGAAGATCAGTGAGGTTGTGGCCAGCGTTCAGCCGCTGGATGAAGAGGCGTTCTCAGGGTTTTTGGGTGAGGTCTACCAGGTCACGATGGACGAGCTGGTAGATGCTTATACTCAGGTGGCCAATGGTTGCATTGACTACTTGAACAAGTGGACGGTCGTCGCAAGGCGCGGCCGTTCTACCATAAAACCTGGGTACGTTGCCCCTTTTCTTCGGGGCACCGTGGCTGAAAAACTGGTCCGCACTGACCTGTCGTTCTGAGCAAGTCAGACGGGTGATGGGTGAATAGTCACATGACATAACACCAACACCAACA